ATTACATCTTCGTATTCGTACTCAAACGTATGCGTGCCCACCTTTGTCCACTGTGGGCCTTTGCCCTTCCTTCTCCATTGATAGACAGCCCAGATCGTGACCCCTGCCATCGCCGCTACTTGTTTGGACGTTAGTTTTATATTTTGCATGGCGGAAATACTATCACAAGCCACAACAGAACGTCCATTACTATTGTATGGGAGAAAGCCTATGGAAGAGCTTTCCTATGGATGATCTTCCATAGGAAAGCTCTTCCATAGGAAAGCTCTTCCATAGGAAAGCTCTTCCATAGGAAAGCTCTTCCATAGGAAAGCTCCCTCTTTAGGACAGTTTTGGTTAGCACCAGGCACCTTCAGGCCTAGCTCTTCTCCAGCTCCTAGAGATCCAAAGGGTTGCCGCGATTGTTTCCAATGTTTCGCTTGGCAGCCGTAAGATAGCATCAGCCAGGCCCTTGCGTTCTACAGCAGCAGTGCTTACAATAGCAGTTACCAGCTTGGTGACCGGCAAGGCTAGCATGAAGGGCTAGGTACTCGGTTATCAGGCTGGCCTGGTTACTCCTAGATACGAGTGTGAAAGCTACAACACACGGAAGAGCCCAGAGTCGTCAGACAGCTCTGGGCTCTTTTCTATTATATTACCACAAAGGTATGATATAATGTCTTGACTTAACGTAGAAAGCAGTAGCAGCCGCAATGACCTTTAGTTTCATCAAAAAGCCTCAGCCTGTTCACCAGTCAGTACCGCCTAAGAGCTCGCACAGCGTGTTCCTGCCACCAGGCAGAGCGGTACCGATCGCCAGCGCCACAGCCAAGTCAGACAGACATACCCTCTGGCTCCATTGCTTCAGTAACGGAGCAGCTGTTAGCCCTGTCCCTAGCTGGCCCCTGAAGGAGCTGCCTCAGGACCTTCTAGCCACGCTAGGCCTCACTTCAGGGGCACTGACAACTGACTGTAACGCACTGCCGTTCTGGCTCCAGAGAACTGGTTCCAGCTACGTGGTGACGAAGGACAACCCTAACTCACCGATACCGCGTGCGAGGTACGGATGAAGGCTGAAGTGCCTGTGATCATCTCTACCGCTTACAGCGGCAAAGAGAAGAATCTCTACCTAGGCTCTTGGAGAGCAGCTCTGAAGGACAGCCCAGCTGGCGAAGATATGAAGGACCACGTTTACACTAGGTTCTTCAACATCGTGTCAGCAGACTTCCTAGGTCCAAAGGATAACCAGATAGAGCTAGCGCCTGACTGCCACCTCCTAACGGTCAGACGACAGGATCAACCAGACACGATCCTCAGCTGGATGCTCCTAACCAACCTGAAGCCAGGCGCAGCGATTCACTTTTGCTTCACCAAGTATGACTTCCGAAACCGTGGCTATGCACGTCTGCTTTTAGGCGTGGCAGATGAGATAGCTGGTGGTGGTCCGTTATACAACACCGTCTTGCCCAGAACAAATCTCATACCAACCCTAAAGAAGTACGGAATTGAATACGTCCCTATCGACAAATACGTGAGAAAAAACCTATGAAGCTTGTACAAATTGACTTTGCTGAGAACGTTGTCAGCCCAGTCTCTACCGATACTGAATACACCATGGTGCGTACCTTAAGAGGCGAGCGCCTAGAGCTCTCTGTTCACGATGGCATCGTAACTGCCAGGGACAAAGAGACAGGCAACGTTCGCTGCTATCCGTGGTCTAAAGCCACTAGCGCGGTACCAGCACCCCCACAGTCGAAAAGAATACCTATGAAGATTGAGTAAGAAGGAACATCTATACCTGCCTCCAGGCCTGGTAGCTAAAGCCGCTAAGGAGATGAAGGAATCGGTTATCCATGCCGATCGTGTCAAGCAAGTCGATGGTGACAAGCCCAAGTGGACTAGCAAGACTGACGTGTATTTACTCGTTTCTCAGCTTCGCACTGATGGCGCACCAAAGGCTTGGAAGGCAGAGACTATCGAACCTCTGAGCCACAGAGGCGACATGGGGAAGTGGTATGGACACTCCCAACAGGCAGTGCTTGGATCAGAGGCTAAGTTCTTCCTGAGGAATTACCTCTATCATTCCGGCAACTTCAATGAGCTGGGAGAGAGCCTGAGCTGGGTCTGCGATAACGTGAACTTTATAGCCGCTGAAGTTGTGAAGCTCAAGTAATGGCTGGACGTCCACGAAGCAAGAAGCCAAAAGCTCCTTCACTGCCTGAAGCTCAGGCAACGCTGGCAGTTGTAGAGGAAGCCTCTGACAGCTCACCCTTCTACAAGATAGGGAAGCGTAGGCCCAGTCGCCTTGAAACAGAGCCCAGCCTTTCAAGGGACATATTTAACCTTGTCTGCTCTGGTGTCTCTATCACCGCTGCAAGCCAGGCGTGCGGCGTACATCACAGCTCTGAAGGGGAATGGGCTGCCAAGGGACGGCAAGGGATAGAGCCATATGCCACCCACTATGCCGATCTCCAGGCTGCCAAGGCCATCTTTGAAAGTCGGCTGGTGACAGGCATCTTCCGAATAGGACTTGGACTAATCCCCAAAGGCAACGCCATGGCGCTCTGCTGGCTACTAGAAAGGCGCTGCAGGGATGAATACTGGCTCAGTAAGAAGATTGAGCTGACTGGTGAAGGTGGCAGAGAGCTTGGCCTACTTACTCTGGAGCAGCTTCAGAACCTAGTACCCAAAGCTGACTGGGAACCAGGCCGAAAGCCTAAGCAGTAAATGTCAAGCCAAATTATGTTTACTAATATACTTTAGACTGTTATACTACTGATCGTGCTTAGTATAGATGACTTTATACGTTTGATAGAGGCAGCGAAGGCCCTAGGTTGCTCCCGTATCGAGGCACCAGGCGGTTACGTAGCTTTGATTCCACCAGCCGCAAAGGAACCTGTTAGGGCTGAGCCTGAACGAGCTCCAATCCATATGACAGCCGCAGAGAAGCTCGAATTAGAGCTGGCAGCTGAGCTTGGAAACTAACAAGGACTGGTTTGATTCGAGCAAGGAAGAGATAGCAGCGGAAGTCTTCCGTACCTGCAACTTCATTAAGACACAGCAAGAGTTCCAGCGGAGAATGCATCTCCATTACCTGGATCTCTACTCAGACGGTGCGCACAACCGTCTTAATAACCGCACTGGCTTCTCAGGACTAGCCAACTACTTTGCCGCTACCAGGCCAGGCTCCATTGGTGGCACCAGGTTCAACCTCTGTGCTGCTGTCTGTGACACTGCCTCAAGCCTAGTCTCTCAGTCGCCACCACTGCCCATCTATATTACCTCTGGTGAAGACCTGAAGGTGGCACGCATAGCCGAGAAGCGTACCAAGGTACTTCAGAGCCAAATCAACCAGCTGTCCAAAGGTGTCTTCTCAGAGGCATTCGATTTCTGTGCACAGACAGGCACTGGCGTTACCCATGGCTTCATCGATGAGAAGGGCCTGCCAAAGCTAGAGGCAGTGCACCCCTTAGAGATCCTGGTTGAGTACCTGGATGGGCTTTACCGCCAGCCTAGGTCCATTCACCGAACCAAGTACGTCTCCAAGTCACACCTCTCCAAGCTCTACCCTAGCAAAGCCGAGATAATCCAGAAATCAGGCAAGGGCAAAGTAGACCGTGTCTCTGACCGTATGATGCCTGATATCCTCTGTGACCATACAAACATAGTAGAGGTTATAGAAAGCTGGCATCTCGGCTATAACGGCAAGCCAGGCAGACACACTCTATGTGTTACCGCTGGCAGCCTCAAAGACGAGCCTTTCACAGACTCAGAGTTCCCCTTTGCCTTTACCCGCTTCTATAACCGTGACCGTGGCTTCTGGGGCATTGGACTTATAGAGCGTGCACACTCAGCTCAGAACCGAGTCAATGAGCTGATTATCAAGGTAGAGCGTGCTCAGAACCTAGCCTCTACCCTCATCGTGTTCAATCCCAACTCAGGTGAAGGCACAGAGCCAGCAGTCAACCCAGACAACCTGAAGACCACGAAGCTAGGCTTGGTAATACCGTACGATCCTCAGGTAGGAAAGCCTGAGCTAGCCAAGTGGGACGGCACCCTTAGCGATCTGCAAGCCCAGATCAACCTGGAGTATGAGCGCGTTCTAGTCGTCAACGGCATGTCAGACGCTCAGGTATCAGGTGAAGGCGCTGGCAAGGGACTTACCTCAGGCGTGGCTGTTAGAGCTGCTGATGACGTCCAAAGCCGCAGACTCTATCACCCCACTACGCGCTTTGAGCAGATGTGCCTGGACGCATCCAGCTTAGTAGAGCGTCTCAACGATCGCCTGGCAGAGAACGACAACGGCTATGCACCAACTGGCTACCTCTCTGCTGCTGGCCAGAACTTCCTAGTCACGTCCAACTGGACTGAGCTTGCCCTGAAGGACGGCCAGGCCTGCCTGAACATGATGAAGATGTCTGCTCTACCCACCACGCCACAGGGCAAGTGGGCAGCCGTCAACGAATGGATTCAGGCTGGCTTCATTCAGAAGCCTGCTGCCATGAAGCTCCTAGAGTTCCCAGCTCTAGATGAGTATGCAGGCCTAGAGACAGCTGCATTTGATCTGATCATAAAGCAGATCTGCGATCTCCTAGATGGCAAGTCAGTTGTCCCATATCCAAGGCAGTCCATGACCTTGATCCTAGATCTAGGTACCAAGGCCTGGAACAGGATGATGATGATGAATCCAGACGAGCCAGTCATCGATGCCTTTGAGATGTACCTATCGACCGCTCAGGCGAACATCGATGCCATAGCAGCCAAGCAGCAGCAAGCACAGCAAGCACAGCAAGCACAGCAAGCGCCAGCACCTCAGCTACCAGAAGCACCACAAGGCGGAATTGCCCCTACACCTATTGCCTCTCCTGCGATAGCCGCTTAAGATACTAATATGCCAGAAGTAAAAGCTTATATTAGATTCTTAGATAAAGTAAAAGTCCTAGACACATTCGGTTGCTGGGAGTGGACTGGTGCGAGACTAGGCGCACGGTTGGGCGAAGTAGCAAATCCAGGAACTGGTCACGGCTACTTCCGCTATGCAGACGGTTCTGTATTAGCGCACCGTTGGAGCTGGGAGCACATTGGCGGCAACGCGCCACCAGGCGATCTCTGTGTGTTGCATAAGTGTGACAATCCAAAGTGCGTCAATCCCGATCATCTATTTCTTGGCACTAGGGCGGACAACTCAGCTGACATGGTTAGCAAGGGTCGTGCGGCGAAGAAGCTAACTGAAGCTCAGGCCAGAGAAATAATCGCACTTCGTGCCACTGGACTTACCTTAAAGGAAGTCGCGGCCAAATTTAACATTGACCTATCAATGGTGTCCTACATTTGCAAAGGCAAATGTTGGAAGAACGCAGCAACAGCCGCACAAAAAGAGGAAGCAACATAAGCATTGGAAACCAATACAGAAGTAGCAGCACCACAGACGCCACCACCCGAGGCACCAGCAGCGCCAGAGACACCTGCAGTTGAGCTGAGCCATCGCGATCAAATTAAGCAAGAGCTCGCAAAATTCCGTGCCGCACAGGCAAAGGAAGCAGAGTCAGCCACAGCAGCTGAAGCGTCTACTAAAGTAGACACAAAGGCGCCACCAGCTGATGACCTAGAGCTCAAGCTATCCAAGCAAGCTCTCAAAGTCTCAGACCTTCAGGCAGAGCTCAGAGCCACCAGGGAAGAGCTCAAGACAGCCAAGTCAGATGGCCCAGCCAAGATGCTGGATGGCGTCAAGGAAGACCCTCTAAAGGCCATTGGCGCCTTCAAAGAGATCTTCGGCCGAGACTTTGGCGAGTTCTCCAGGTGGATTGTCGAGAACGCAGACAAGATCGAATCCAGCCGCAAGTACGCCACCCTTCCCAAGGAAGTCAGGGAAGAGCTGGAGCTAGCCCGCAAGGAACGAGCTGAGCGCACCAGCACAGCTGAAGCTGAAGCTACGCGCAAGCAAGTCAGCAACTACGCTAACAACGTAGCTCTCTATCTAAAAGAGAACGCTGAAGACTATCCAATAGCTTTTGCCTTGGACTTCTCAGCTGGCCACCTAGTCGAGCAATTCGGCGTAGGCAAGGTCAAGCCTGAGCATATCAAGGCTTATGAAAAGAACATCACAGACACGATCGTAGCAGTGATCTCACAGGATAACGTGCTGAAGCACCTTATCAAAAGCAATGACAAAGTAAAAGAAGCAGTCCTAGCAGCTGTAAATGCTAAGTCGCAAAGCAATAGCCAGGGTACGGCAAGCAAGAAAAGTAGCCCAACTGCAACGGAAGGTCCAAGCAGTCTTAGCAATCAATCAGCCTCAGGCGCTCAACTACCTACGTCTCAGAAGCATGAAGAGACTACGGCAGAATATACCAAGCGCATGTTGGCAGAATGGAAAGCCAAGAACGGCAAGTGAGCCGTAACCCTTCCATAAACCCGTAACCCTTATTCTTTGTAACTCTTAGGACTTATTACTTATGGCAACACTTGATAGCTCAGCGGCTGCATACCTATTTAAGCTTCTCGCTGAAAAGAAACTAGATGACAAGGCGCTCAAGCGCGGCAATCCCCTAACCGAATGGATGGAGCAGGTCAAAGACTTCTCCAGCTCACGTGGCTATGAAGTCGCGTCTGAGTACTCCAATCCCCAAGGCGCTGGCGCTACCTTCCAGATCGCCGCAGCTACTTCCGTACCCAGCAAGGGTGTGGTCTTCAGCGTTCCCCAGCGTAAGTACGTCATGCAAGCGTCCCTTGCATTCGACGTCATTCAAAACGCTGAGTCTGGCGATGGAGACGCATACTTTGCGGACGCTGTCTCCAGGCAGGTAGATGGTGTCACCAACCAGTTTGGTAAGCACATCGAACGGCAGGCATGGGGCACCAACGTTGGTGTCCGTGGCGTTGTTCTCACTGGCACCAGCTCAGCCAGCTTCACCCTAGTTGACAAGACTTCTGCCCAGATCCTTGAAGTGGGCCAGGGTCTAGACTTCTACACCTCAGCTGGCGTGCTACGTACCACAGGTGGTGCAGCGGCTGTTGTGACCAGTATTAACCGGTCTACTGGAGCAATCACAACCACTGGCGGACCTACTACCATAGCTCCTACCGACGTAATCGTTGGCCGTGGCGATGGTGCGAACTTCGCGGTACCACCTGCCCAGTTCGCCATCGATGGTATCCAGGGCTGGAACCCAGAGGTACCCTCTGCAAGCTTCCTTGGAGTAGACCAGACGATCGATCGTGAGCGTGTGGCTGGCGTATTCGTAGATGGCTCTGCAGACAACGTACGCAATGCGTTTATCAAGGGCCACCAGGTTGCCTCTCTAATGGGTGGTGACTCTATCGTGGCCAGCGCTCCTATCTTCCTCAATCCTCTTAACTACGCCTCGCTAGAGATGTCCGTAGAGGCGAGCAAGATAATCTATCTAGATGGTATGAAGAAGTACGGCATTGGTATAGAAGGCTTCTCGATCGGTTCCATGAACTTCGTGCAAGCTGGATTCTGCCCAGTGAACCGAGCCTTCAAGATCGGTCAAGGCGCCTTCAAGCGCTACACATCAGGTGAGATGCCTGCACTCTGGGCTCCCAAGGGCTCAGACGCTTTCACCATGAACCAGGGCACTGGTGACGTGACCTTCTCGCTCTTCCACCTTGGTAACTGTGCATCTCCCAAGCCTTACCAGCTTATGCACATCAAGTTGAATCCACAGACGGTTCTATAAAGCTATGAGCATTGAGAACACATCTGAAGCCCCTGTTCATGCATGGGGCTACAACACCAAGATAGCTTGGGTGAAGTTCGTTCCAGTGGACGGTGCTCCTGCTACCATCCAATCCGCCTTTGGTGTCACTGGCGTAACCAGGAACTCTGAAGGTTCCTGGAACGTGCAGATAGCCCAGCCAAAGTACACTGACCTAACGGCCAATGCCTATGGTGTCTTCACAGGTGCCAACTACCACGAAGTCAAGGTGACTGCCTTAAATGTGGCCACTGGCGTAGCTACAGTTACTCACAGCACTGCTGCCTACGGGTCACCTCCAGTTCTAGATGACAACTTAGGCGTTACCAGCATCACTGTCGTATTCATTGCGGTGCAGGGGTAATATGTCTGAGAAGAAAGGCATAGCCCTACTTCTAGGCGGGTCACCTTCTGAAGATGGTGATGAATCCAAAGAGTCAGATGAAGGCCTGCAGCTGGCTCTCAAGAGCTTCAAGAAAGCTCTAGATGCTCATAACTGGGATAAGGCAGCTAAGTCTTTCAAGGCTGCTCTAGATCACTGTGACTCTTCTGAAGACTCTGAAGAAGAAGATGAAGATGAAGAGTACGACTAACTCTTAGACTTGGCAGGATGCTAACCCATCCTGCCTCTATAAAAGCCCACAAGCCACTTGTCGCCTTTTATAGAGCAAATCCAAGACCTTAGAGACCCACTGGCACGAACAGAGACAGGCTTAACGTAATAACATGACCACCTTCAGCGTATCGGAAATAGCAGAAGACGTTAGGCAGCTCTTAACCGTGCCAACCTTCACCACGTCTAGCAAGCCCACCACCACTAGGGTTCTGGCCCAGATCCAAAGGTCTACCAGGTCCCTAGCCGCTCTCACCAGGCAGAAGCTAGGTAGAGACTATGACCTTATCTCCTATGCCACCTTAACTACCCAGAAGAACGTCAACCAGGTGTCCCTACCGGTCAACTTTGGAGAGCTCACCAAGATCATATGGGTCAAGGATGCAACTACCCAGGTACCTCTAGACCATGCTCTACCCAGCGACTTCGAACCCCTTGGCTTCAATCCCAGGTCCTGGGAAGCGCCAGTAGACTCAGGCTTTCTCAGTACCAGGCCTAAGTACAACGTAGAGGGTAATACGATCACTTTTTACCCCTGCCCATCCCAGATCTACACCGTAGCCATCTGGTATACCGATCACTTCATAGTCACAGCCCTAACTGACTCCATCGTGGGTCGCCTCGACTGGGATCGCTGGATAGCTCTAGACGTAGCCCAGTCCCTTTGCTCAGACCTGAAGAGAGACCCAGCCATCTTTGCCGCCGAGAAGGCAGGCCTAGAGCAGAACCTCTTTAACCACAAGCGCAAGAGAGACCAGCAAGCCGTTCACTCCCTAGAAGACATCAACTCTGAGCACCTACGTAATACCGATGGCTGGCCCTTCTAATGGATACGTTCTCTGACTTCCTACGTAGGCTCTCTAGCGACGTCCCTACCCTGGTGGTCTTCTTCCAGCGGCTATTCAACAACAAGCTTCTGAAAGCCGTTCCAGTCCAGGTGACCATACCTGCAGGCATGGCAGCTATCACCGCAAGGCATGGCCTGGAGTACCCAGCCACAGGTGGGGTTATTACCTCGGCTACAGCTCCAGTGGTAATGGTTCCAGTCAACCTAGCTGGGGTAGATAGCAGCCGCTACGTGACCTTCACGCTTGATCACTCTTATGAATATGACATCCAGCTGAGTGCATTGATCTTCTAAATGGCCACTACACCCGTATCTAAAATCTCTATCTTACTGAATGGAGGAATCGACAACAGAACCGATCCTGAGCTGGTTACGCCTGTCGTGGCCACAGGCACAAGCCCAGCTCTCCTAGCTTCAGAGAACACCCGATTGTCAGTAATACCTAACTCGGTGGTTCGTTCCCCTGACACCTTCTTCCTCTACCAGACCAATGAGAATGCAGAGTGCTACGGCATAGTCCCTGCCACAGCCACCAAGGGAGCTGTTGCCTTCTTTGGTAGTAACGATGGATATAATAGACAGATCGCATTCAAGCCAGGCGATTACCTTGAAGGGCCACTCCTAGGCTCTGATGGCCAGAACCAATCTGTATACCGTCCAGTTCAGTTGACAGATGCAGGCGCTATCCCAGCTACCCCAGCCTCTAGCCACATCGCCACTACGTATAACTCATATGACAATCTGATCTGGTATGCGTATCTAGCTCCAAACAAAGACGTTCTTGGCTCCCAGGACATCTATGCCGTTGCCTTTACGGCTGATGGCACAGCCCTTTGCAGTCCACAAAGGGTAGACGAAGCCAGGTTCATGACCAGCTGGGTTGGCCTCACAGCCCATGGAGTCAACGGCGTTAGGCTCTGGTACATCCTAGCTGACACTGGCACCTTGAATATGCGCTCGCTCAGCATTGGCCCTACACTTGCCAGCAGAGCTGTTATCGATGGCGGACCTATATTTATATACGCACCAGGCACTACCAACTCAGCCGTAGACGTATGCGCATATGATGACAACAACGCTATCGTTGTCAGCTCTGAGACTGGATTGCCAAACAACGGCGTACTGTTAGCAGTCAACGTTAACACTGCCACGGTGTCAGCAGCTTCCTATCCCAACAGGATGCTTGGTTCACAGTCTCAGTGCACGGTCTACGTAGATACCGTCGCTGGCACCAAGTACGTAGCCTATATGTTCTCCAGCTCCACCAATGGCACCAGCACGATAGCCCTGGTCACCCTGGCAGTAGGCGCTGGCACCTTCAGCGCTCCATGGGTCTCACAGACCATAGAGGAAGCTGGCACAGTCGCCTGTAAGTTCCTGGTCACCAACGCTGGTAGCTGGGTTGTGTATGCACGTAGCCCCTGGACTGGGTCTTTTGAGGAAGATACAGCCACCCAAGCTACCTATATTACCTATGCAGACCTGGCCACAGGCGTTATCTCGGTACCAGACACAGTAATACCTTGGGTCAACCTTCATAACCATGGTGCGCAAGTACAGATCTCAGCCACTGAGATGTATCCACTCTTCTTTACTGTGCGTTGCTACGGAGAGCTCGCCAACGCCACCAAGCCAGCAGACTACGTAGATGACCCATCAGTGGAAGCCTACTTAGTTGCTGATGCCATAGCTACAGCCAAGCTGGCACCGGTAGCGCGCTTTGGCACGCTCAGAGGCACGGTAGCTCCAGCCAGAGTCATGATCTCCTATGAGTGGCTACCAGGCAATGGAGCCACGGTCATTAACGGCACGAAGGTCTTCACCACCTACCGCAAGGACAACTACGGCAACTCAGCTGCAGCCACCCAAGGCTTCATTGGACGCTACGTAGCCCTGGACTTCACTACTCGCCAGCCATCTATAGCCCATGATCGCGATGGTGTAGCCCTGGCCGCTGCAGCTCTGCCCTTCCAATGGGATGGCGTAGAGGTTGTGGAGCAGGGCGGACCCATGCATTCACCACACCTAGCCATCGCTACCACTGGTGGCACTGGTTCGTTCCTGGACCCAGGCTTCTACTCCTACCTGGCTCTATATAAATGGACTGATGCGGCTGGCCTGGAGCACAGGTCAAAGCCCAGCAACATGGTGACGATTGAAGTCACACCTGACGGTGGAGAGATGCCCGTAGCGCGTATCACCACACCTGACTCGCTCAGAGATGGAATCTCGCTTGGTCCGGTGTCTGTCCAGCTCTTTGCCACTGAGCCCAACGGAGCCACGTTCCACCTACTTAAGCGCCCACCTGATGAGATCACACCCTTTGAAGTTATCTTCACCTCCATCAGTGCGGCTGAAGCAGCTCAGGCTCAGATCTTCAGTACCACAGGCGCCAATGGTGAAGAGCTGTTCCCACAGCCACCAGCTCCACAGCACGATATTACGATCGTAGGAAGCAGGGCCTACGCCATCGATGCTGAGTACAAGTCTCGCCTCATGGTCAGCAAGATCCGCATAGCTGGTAAAGGCTTTGAATGGGCACCAGCTCTAGAGCTCAACTTCCCATCTGCTGCTGGTGACCTGATAGCGGTACGCGAGATGAACGGCACGCCTGTAGCGATAACCGAGAATGGCGTCTACACCCTAGATGGTGGTGGCCCCAGTAATACCGGACAAGGGATATTCAGTCCACCTGTGTTCCTGTCTGACTTTGGCTGCTCTAACCCAGACTCAGTTGTCCGCTACCCACAGGGCTTGCTGTGGCAGAAGAACAACTACGTAGCCAGGCTAGCGGGCAACCAGGTAGCTACGTTCCCCAACATCATGGCTGCCAATACCTTCAGCGGTGCAGCTGTCCTCAAGAACCAAGATGAAGTCCTTCTCTTCACGCGAGATGCACCTTCAATCCTGGTCTACAACTACGCCGTCAATAGGTTCACCACCTGGAACCATGAGACACATCCTGACCCAGTGTCCCTAGCTGTGAACGTTCCTACGGACGCTAACAAAGTACTCATCTACAGCCCAGCCCATGGCCGCATATCGCTAATAGATGGCGCTACCACCAGCGACGCTGCCTCAATGGTCTTTGGCAGTGCCTGGTTCCTTCCACATAGCGATTTCCAGGATCATACGGTTCTGAAGGATATCGTGTTTTCAGGCTTTCAAGACTCTCCGTGCGATCTAACTATTGAGATTTACACGAACTATGAAGACGTGCCCACTAGCTTCGCCACTTGGAACAGCGATCTGCTTACCACCAGACAAGAGAACGCTAACCACAGGTTCACGGTACGCATGAATCCAGTGGAACTAAATTCACGGGCTATCAGGTGGGTAGTCTATGACGAACTAGTAGGCGATGGTGGCTCCAGCAAGGGTCTGCGACCAATCGCGCTCACTTTAGTCACTTGCCTTGAAGCTACTGACAGCCTTCTTAACGAACTTGTATTACTTGACGAACTTCATAAGTAGGATTTTTACACATGGAAGTTACACGGTGGAATATGGATACCAAAGGCGGTAGGAGAAGGGGAAAGCGACGTGAGGAACGGCGTGCTGACCGTAAAGAAGCGCGCAAACTGCGAAGGGATGGCCCCAGTAAGCAGTACTATGGTGGCACTGAGGAAGATCTAGCTAATACTCGCAAGGAAGCTGGCGAAGCTGTAGACGAGTCACAGGCTCGTTACAAAGAATCAGCCGATCGCCTGAACACCGTAGCCGATCGTGCTGATCAGCAAGAGCGTGAGGCAGCTGGTGACTACAGGGGCCAGCGCCAGCTAACCAATCAGTCACGATATGCTTACGGCCAAGCCATAGACAACATCGGCACGGCTGCCAGTGGCGCCATAACCCAAAGAGACGCTGACCTTGGCAAGGGGCCTACCCTCTCACAGTCGGCTGACTCCATCCTGTCTCAGCGCGCTGCAGAGCTCGCTGGCAAGCCCACCATCGGCCAGGCAACAGACACAGCTCTCACTGCCATGGATACCAACGCCACCAATAGGCTACGGAACACGATAGGCATGAACAACCGTCAAGCCCTTGGCCTAGCCGCTGGAGCTGGTGAGTCAGGAGCTCTAGCGACGCAACAGGCCATAGCTTCAGCTGCTGCTGGTGGTGCTGATGCTCTGGCCCAGAACAACCTCAACCAGAACGATCTGCAAGCACAGCTTCGCTTCAACGCAGCTCAGACACAGAACCAGCAAGACATAGACACAGCCAACCAAGGCGTAGATCTACGAGCTGGAGCTGCTGAAGCTGAACGAGCTGCACTCTTTGACCGTGCCAAGTCCGATGCAGCAATGACCTACGATGCTGCCAACCAGCAAGCCACTCAAAGGGGTCAACAGCAGCTGCAGGACCAAGCCTCAAGAGATGCGGCTACAGAGCGCCAACTGAAGCTCCTAGGTCAACGCGCTGACGTCTCACAGGCTGGAGCTACCCTTGGTCTAGAGAACCAGGGCCAGCGCTTAGTAGAGCGACAGAACGTGAACATTGCCCAGCTTGGTCAAGACACCAAGTCAGCTCAGGATGCCTACGAAGCAGCCAAGAACAAGGGCTTCATGGCGACCTTGAACAAGCTTAAGAACTTCAACAGCACCGTCTCTGACACTGTCGAAACCGGCTTGGGTGGCGGTGGAAAGCTACTAGGTATTACAAAATGATTGACTTCGGCAACTGGTCACAAGCTCTCAAGACAGTCGGCTCTGACTATGAGCTGCCTAATCAATCACCCCTGTATAGCAATACATGGCGCGATCCTGTCGATATAGGTAACCGCGCCTATGACGCTACGCAGGAAACGCCGGAAGACATTTATGGAGCTAGCGCCACGATATCAAAGCCTGGAGTGGTGACAGACGTTGAAAGCTCCATGACTCCAGTGAGCGGCTACATGAAGGGCTACAACAAGTTCACCCCACAGCTTATTACAGCATCTAATGCGAGCAAGCCTTTAGACACGGGCACCCTTAACACAGCACTAGAAGCCACTGGCTCAAAATACCGTGTACCTGAGAAGGTCTCTGAAGAAGCAGACGCATTACTTGCGAACTCTAAAGAAGGTGCTCCTGGCATCATGGGATCGCCACTGGTGGGTCTGGTCAAGAAGGCTGCTGGACTAGTCGCTTCCTTCTACACAGGCGGTATGTCAGGGCTAGCTATGAATGCTGGTGCCTCGCTTGCCAGCAAGAACAACCCTAACGCAGGCGCTCTTACCTCAATGGCCAGCACGGCCAGTAAGTTCTTCTAATGGCTGATTTCAACCTTGGCAACCTGGCACAAGCTCTGAAGGTAACAGGATATGACGATCCTGAGCTTCTGGCTGCCCTTGATTCACGGACTAACCAGCAGCCCTGGGAGGCAGCTCCTGAGCCTGTACAGACTGTTGTAGCTCCAGCTCAACCGGCTGTAGCCGTCCCTGTCCCGGTGCCTGTTCAGGCTCCAGCTGCATCGCCAAAGATCACTATAGAGACGCAGCCACAACAACCTGCCCCTACCTCTGTAGTGCCTGATGCCAACATACAGAACCAGGCTCTAGAGATCGCTGGCTCTCCCTACCGCGTGCCTGTTCCCACAGCTCAGGACATAGCGCCTTTCAATCCGAACCAAAAGATCAAGGCACTCAAAGCAGAGTCTACAGCGGGCAAAAACGATCGCCTTGGTCTCACTCTTCAGCAAGGTGACATTGCCGCTGAAGGCTATGACAAGCAGGCCACTCTAGCTGGTGGCCTTGAAGCTGAAGAGCGGGCAACCAACGCCACAGCTAAGGCAGCCATCGACAAGAACCGAGCTGACAAGGCACAGCTTGAAAGTGAGGCTGACAAGCGCCTGCGTTCGGTTGTGGACAGGCTCGATCACCCACCAGATCGCACCATGGAGCGCGTCTTTGGCATTATCGGTGCGATTCTATCTATTGGTGGCAACAAGGGTGCTGCTTCAGGCATGCAAATGCTTGGGTCACTTATTAACAAAGACGCCCAAAAGTATGCGGACGGTCTAGCAGCGGACCAAGGCGCTCTAGATCTTTTCAATAAGCAAGCTGGCCGTGAAGCTGATGACTCTGAACACGAAGCACGCCTAGCTTCCCAGATACATACCCTATCAGTTGCACCGTATCAGGCTGCACTAACTAAGATCGCTGCTGAGACCAACAGCAAGGAAACCAAGCGCGCTGCCCTAGATGCAGCTTCTCAACTTCGTAATCAGTACGTAGATAACGAAGTGAAGATGAAGACAGCTCAGGGAATCGCTGGGAACCAGAAGAAGCTTGAGTTAGACGCCTACCGCGTACTCAGTCAGATACAAGATCCACGGCAACGCGAACTTGTAGCGGGTCAAATTGGTCCAGTAGGCATGAAGGTCTGGAAGGAGCTCAACTCCGGTGCCCTTCAGGTTGCTGAACTTGGCTCCAAGGCAGCCGGTACCAAAAAGACAGAAGAAGAGACTAAGAAGTTGGCGCTTGAAGCTGCTAAGGGTCCACAACCCAAGACTGAGTATGACAGCAAAGTACATAACATGCTCACTCCACTTGCCGGTGCTGATGGCCCCATTGCTCGTCTAGAGAAGCGGATTTATGCCAATGGCAAAGAGCTACCAGCTGACGAAATCGATCTTCCCTACGTTGGATCTGAGACTCGTGGCGGTTCTTCATGGGTGCCTCAGATAGTCACGCCTGTGGAAACACTGCAGCATGATGCTGACGTTAATACCCTGAAGCAGGTGTTCATTCGCGCTCGTTCTGGAGCTGGCGTCAAAGCAGACGAAGCGGAAGATGAGCTAAGGAACATGGGCATTTACAGTAGAGACTCAGACGTAGCCGCTCAGGGCCTAAAGCAACTGGTGCGATCTATTAGAAGTCTAGACAAGTTCAACGCCTTAGAAGCGCCTGGTAGCTTGAACGCCACTAAAGCAGGTAACGGCACACCACCACCAGCCAGCTTAAAGACCACTGGCTACAACCAGGCCGCTGGCGACACACGTCAACAGGCACGAGCTGCTGTCAATGCTCAGTCTCTAGTTGAGATTGTGAACCCAGAGACTGGTGACCGAAAGCGCGTCACGCCAGCTCTAGTCAGCCAATACCAAGGCCATGGCTACATCCCTACTGCAGTACCAGAAGAAGAGAAGAGCGTAGCTGAGGCTTCCACTGGTGGCCCACTCTGGCCAGGTCTTGGGAAGTAATGGCCCTACCTTCTCTTGAAGAGCTAGATGCCCTGAACGCTGCAGCTACGGCCGCACCAGTCGAGCCTACGCCTGTCGCGGTACCGCAACCTGCGGTCAATGGCCTACCTTCTATTGAAGAGCTAGACGCACTGAACGCAGCGGCTACGGCTACAGAGCGTCCCGATGATGTTGTCAACGTTCAGGGTCCTGATGGTTCCTTTGGCACGGTCAACCGAGCAGAGCTACCGCAAGCTGTAGCCGCTGGATACACGCCTGCAGACGACGCAGCCTATGCCAGAGCTCAAGAGAAGGAGTACAACGAATCTACCCTAGGCCAAGCTCAGACTGTTGGAGAGCAGTTCGTAGAAGGCGGAACACTAGGTCTAGCAGGGTTAGCAGCTAAGGCGATTGCTCCAGAGTACGCCGAGAAGGTTGAACACCGAGTTGAAGACAATCCAATTCTTGCCACAGGCGCCAATATCGGTGGAGCCTTCTTACCTGGCTTCCTCACTGGTGGTGCCTCAGCTATTGAGTCTGGTGCTGGTCTGGCTGCCAGGGGTGCTGGCGCTGTGCTTCGTGCTGCACCAGCAGCTCTGTCAGAAGCCGGAGCCAAGAAAGTTGGAGCCTACGCACTCAAGAAACTAGGTGGCGAAGGCGCTGGCGTAGTTGCTAGAGCTCTAGCTGGTGGAGCTGAAGCTGCATCTGAAGCCGCTATCTCCACTGCAGTCCAAGAAGCTTCAAAGCGCATTCCTGAGGTTATCGCCAACCCAGAGAAGTGGGGTGAGCAGCTAACTGACGGCTTTGACAATGTAGCCACCTCAGCTCTGATTTCAGGTGGCATTGGCTCTGTGCTTGGTGGCCTTGGTGGCGTCTTTGCCAAGGGAGCCAAAGGAGCTGATGAGCTGATTGCAGCTCGTCTGGCAGCCAAAGAGGCTGCCACACCATCACTCTCCACACGTGTTGCTGATGATACTTTAGCTGAGATCACAGGTGAGCTGAAGCTCAGGCCTCTAGTGTCTGATATAAAAGACGCAGCCGACAATCGCTCAGCAGTCCAGAAGTCCGTAGAGCGCGTTAGAGCTGCTGAAGGCGGATTTGAAGAGACACAGCAAAACGCAGTACGCAGCGTGTCTCATGACTTTGACGATCTTCTCAGAGACCAGAATCAGATAGATGAGTACGCAGGACTAGCGGCCAAGACCAAAGGCACCAAGTTCCTGGAAGACGCTCAGCAAGGGTTCGCCATCGATCCTGCTGATGCTGAAACATACATAGACACGATCGTTGGTGACGTCAAAACGCTACAGAAGAAGTACGGCAAAGTGGCGCTGACTGAGAACGGCGGCAACACAGCTTTCAGCAAGGTTCTTGACCAAGCAGAGCACTCACGCAAGGCCATCAGGGAAGCAGCTGCAGTAGGCGACCTAGGCACGATGCACGATGAGATGTCTCAGCTCAACCGCATCATAGGCAAAGCATCCAACACACGAAATACGCTTGTTTCAAAGCCTCTCCGTGACTTCTACGATGGGTCTCTGAAGAACTTCCTTCAGGATGAAGACTACTGGGGCAGCATGGCCGTACGGCAGAAGGCCATCAACCCTACGTGGTCTGAGCGCATTGGCCGTTCACGTGCAGACTTGATCCAGAAGTTCTTTGTGAGGAAGTCTGGCGAAGCTGCAGCCGACCCCTTTGAAGACCTAGCTAAGTCCAACTCCAGCGCCCTAGGTTCGTTCTTCAATCAGCTTGGAGACGCTGAGGCAGACGACACAGAGCAGGCCCTACGCTTGTACCTCAGGGCTTCAGCTGCAGACGCTACGGCTCGAGCCGCTAACGTAGGTGGTAAAGAGCTTCAGGATCGCGCCAGAAACATTGTCCAGAAGGTAGCTCGCATTGAGGAAGCTCTAGACAAGGTCAAGATCACGAGAATGGAAGCGGTTCACGGTAGGCGCTTACTGTCGCGTTCTGCTGGTAACGAGCTTCTAGGAGCTGCAGTAGGTACAGTCGTTCCTGGTGCTGGCTTTCTGATCAATGGCCTGGCCAATATCAAGAAGACGTTCCTACGAGCTGCAGCAGAGCACGGAGAAGCTTCTGAGAACGTCCTAAACAAAGCGGTAGGCAAGGTTCTATCCGGCACGGCAAAGGCTGCCAGGGGCCTGGAGTCAGCTACAGGCGTAGCTCGCACGATCACTCCAAAGGCTGTCACGTTCCTGTCACCCAAGAAGCATGACGCAGCTGTTCAGCAGGCAAGAGAGCTCTCTGATCCACAGTCAGACGCCAGCCTCAACCTGCAAGATGACGCCAGCGTTCTGGATGAGATCCAGCCAGGTCTAGGCACCTCATATGCCCGTGCTCAGGTGGCTAGAGCCAACTTCATAGCTTCAAAGCTGCCTCCAGAACAAGCTCAGGGCATCTACGGTACCACGCGACCGATGGACCCGATCTCAGAGCGCAAGCTAAAGAAGTACGTCACGGCTGCGTATGCTCCCACAGAAGCCTTAGTGCGTATCGCTAGCGGTGAAGGTCATCCTGAAGATCTGGAGACGATCAAGAAGGTCTACCCAGCTCTCTACTCTGAGTTCCAGAAGCGCACAGAGGCAGCGCTGAGGCAGAGCAAGAAGAAGCCTCCTTATGATGCTCGTGTACGTATTCAGTACGCGACTGGCCTGGACCTGGATGGCACCGATATGGCCAAGCTCCAAGGCACAGCAGACGGCAACGCTGCAGACGCTGTTCAAGAGGTTGAGGGTGGCAACCAGCCTAACCCAGGCAAGGACTACCAACCTTCCATTGACCCCAATAAGGCCTACGGGTCTAGGTCCGATAATATATTGGCACGTGGCTAGTTGACTTATTGCCGACAATAACCATCGGCAGTTTTATGTTATAATAACGTTCACTTATTCTTAGAGGTATAGATCATGTCATCAGCGGAGGAAAAAGCGGCTTTAGCATCAGGCGTAGTGCTAGGCAATACACCAGACGGCACAGGGCTTACAGGCATCCTGTATCGAGGCACGGCTAGCACGTCAAACACCATCATTGTTCTACCAACATTCATCCCTGGTGGCCCCACTGGGCCTATTACAACGCCAGTAGCCGGCAAATGGATCAATGTATTTTCAGAGACTAGCAACGTCCAGCTGGCAGTTGGCATAGGCACATCAGCTCCTGTACTCACTTATAACAGCGACGTCAGCTCTGACAGTGGATCTCTCATAGCTGGAGCGACCATTCCCGCTGGTGTCGTGTTCCCTGTGTTGATCCCTGGCAATGCGAAGTACATCAGCTTCATAGCTGCTGGCTCCACAGGCAAGGTAGAGCTCTATGTCTCTGAGATACTAAGCGGATCTCACTAAAGCATGCTGACCAGTAGAACAGGAAGTAAGTAAACCATGGGATTTTCACGTAGATTTGGCACGCGAGGTGGGCGCAGAGGTTCTGTTGTTGCCAGGGTTGGCGCTCCAGTAGCCCCAGAGGTTCCTGTCTTTGACCTGCTTCCTAACTATTGGTACCGAGCTGACAACGTCACTCTTAATGCAGGCACAGTTGCGACCATTCCAAACAAAGTAGGGACAGACGCGCTTGTCAATCAAGGCGCAACTCTACCCCTTCCTGTTCAAGATCCGCTGTTCCTCGATAAGCCTTCTATTCTGTTCTCTGGAACTCAGTACTTAGACAGCAACCTGTCAGCTGCCTCTTGGGCGTTCATGTCCGATGGCACCGGGTTTGAGGCGTTCCACGTCTTTGCGCCTACCAACACATCAGCCGACACGTTTATCATATCGGCTACTCTCTCCCAAGGTAGCCCCGGTTCCCAGCAGGCGTGTTATGTAGGTGGTTCAACTGATTTCCTTGTGAAAAACTCTGCAGCTCAGTCAGTAGTTCTATTTACTTCTTCGGCAGGAGTACTCAGTACCAACTCTCCTACGTATATAAATGGATACTACAAATCTACGTCTCCTGTGAAGGCTGCATTTTTCGTTAAGGAAGCAGTGGTGGGCTCAGCCGTAGCGGAGGGGACACCGAGTGCTACCGGTAATACCACATTTTGCCTCGGCGCACGTTCCGGCGATAGAGCTGTGCCAGCTAAAATGCGCTGGTGCGATACGATCATATTCAACCGTGCACTCTCAGAGTATGAGCGGCAAGTAGTGCGCACCTACATCCAGAAGCGTTATGGTATAGCCGCTCCAGTCGTCACCCCAGCTGAAGGCACCGTTCTTAAGCTCAAGCCACGCAACTGGATACGTGCTCAAGAGAGCGTCGACTCTGCTGGCTTCGCTACTGCATTCAATGACAAGGCCATGCCTGGCCACCAGCTAGTGCAAGGTACCCCAGCACTTCAGTTGTTTTCTCCTGTACCAGACCCTCTGTTCAACAACAAGCCAACCCTAAACTTCCAGGGTGGCGGTCAGATGTATGACTCTACTCTACCTCCATCGGCATGGCAGTTCTTGCACGATGGTACCGGCGCAGAGCTCTTCTTCGTGGCGACCTTAACGGCAAACTCATCTGTAACTGTTTCCCTAACTACCCGCGTAGGCGGAAACGGTATTACAATAATACACGCTAATACGTCTACCTCACCTTTTCTCTATCTGCAGAGTGGTCCTGGTAGCGTCCAAGCTAGCTCAGCCACTGGCACTGGCGTATGGCCTCTAAACACAGGCACATACATCTCACATTCTATTAAGAGTTCTGCACCATTTCCTATCACACAGTGGAACGAGAGCTCTGTTGGACTGGCCATGCAGCCAGCCGCTCCATTCGTCACCGGGTTAGATGCTGAAATAGCTCTGCGTCTAGGTTATGCCGCCTCAAATGCTCCACGCATGAAGTGGGCTGAGGTTCTGATCTTCAACAGAGCTCTAACCGAGATAGAGCGCCAGACAGTCAGAGAATACATCCAGGACCGCTACGCCATCCTAGCGCCTACGATAAATGCCAATGATCGCCCAGTGCTGGAGCTCCAGCCGCGCAACTGGTTCCGTGCCTCTAACTTCACAACAGCTGGAGCGAACGTAGCCAGCTTTTATGACAAGGCACAGCCAGGTCACGTGTTGGCACAGGCTACACCAGCCAACCAGGTTGTTGCTCCGTTATCTGATCCTCTTTTTACTAACAAGCTCAGCGCCAACTTCACAGGCGCACAGATGTACGATAGTAATGCTACCGCTTCAGCGTGGAAGTTTCTGCACGATGGCACCGGGATGGAAGTTTTCCACGTCCTTGCTGGTACTTCAGCTACGCTAGGCGTAGTTATTGCAACACTAGCCCCGTCTAGTCCTGGAATGCAACATTATCTTGTTGGAGATGGTGCGTATACTTTTCAGGTAAACGGATCAATTGCAATAGCCGACCTGAGAGCAGCCAATACGGCGGCTCCAGTAGGTGTAGCTACCTATATCGATTCTTACTTACGGTCGTCTCAGTTTCCGCCTGCTGCAGTTGCGTTTGACCACCATGCAGTCTCTGCAAGCCATATGACTCTTGCAGGCGCACCCGTTACAGGAGACCCAGCAGGGCCTTTGCGTCTCGGAAACCAGGCTGGTGCTTCACCAGCTTTTCCGGCAAACATGAAATGGTGTGAGACTCTCATCTTCAATCGTGTCCTAACTGAGTACGAGCGCCAGACTGTTCGCGAGTATATCCAGGCGCAATATGGAATAGCTGCTCCTGTCATAAGCTCCCCAGACCGGGCCATCCTAAAGCTTAATCCACGCAACTGGTTACGAGCTGACTCAGCCACTGTTGTTGCTGGCAAGGTGACTGCTCTTTTAGACAAGGCCATGCCTGGGGCAACAGTGGCTCAAGCGACGACTGCTAGCCAGGCATCGCTAACCACAGACCCAGCTCAGGGAAATCAGCCAGTACTTGTGTTCGATGGCGTAGACGACTTCTACGACTCCAATTTGCCATCTTCAGCCTGGACGTTCCTGCACAATGGTCTAGGGATGTATTGTGCCCACAAGTACAAGCTTAATGGTATATCTGGCGTCCAGCTACTACAGCGCACTACTGCTAACGCCAATGTGGCAGGTCATGCTCTCTTAGCTGTTGCTAGCGGTTTTACAAGCGTTCAAGTGTTCGCAGCAGCAGGCACTGTCATAATTCCTACAGGTTCAGCTAGTTCTACGTTGCCCATGGTGCTGGCTAGTTCCTTTTCGCTGGCGGATACTCCTGACGCTCGTCTAATCGAAAACGGAGTCACAGTAGCTACTTCAAATGTAAGTGTAGCTCCAGGCACAGGAGCGCCACAGTTTACCTTGCGCCTGGGAGCAGGTGGTAACTCATCCCCAGCCAGCAACTTTTTGAACGCAGCGTGGTATGAGGCTATTCTCTTTGATCGCGTACTAAACGCAGCAGAAGAGAAGATCCTCTCCCAGTACTACACTGACAGGTACGCGCCACCAGCAGTTGATAAGCCTATATTTGACCTGCAACCATTCTCTTGGTTTAGAGCAGACACTTACAATACTACAGGTGCCGTAGTCACTGCTTTCCGTGACAGGGCCATGCCAGGTCATTTGCTCTCAGCTGGCGGTACACAGGTACTTAACCCTGTTGCCGATCCTCTCTTTGCTGGCAAACCTACGGCTGACTTCAACAGCACTCCTAGCACGAACTTTTACGACTCTTCCCTGCCACCATCGGCGTGGAAGTTTATCCACGATGGTACTGGATGCGAGATCTTCACGGTCGCAACTGTTGCTACTACTGGGAGTAACCAGGTTGTTTGGTGTACTCGCACAGGTGGTTCCGCTGCTGGATGTTCGTTGGTGCGCGGTCCTAACACACAGGTTCAGACTATATTCATGCTTAATGACAGTGGTGCTATTGTAGCCGCTACTGGTGGTACGGTTCCGTGGTCATCTACAGCTGGCACCTATCAGTCGTATGCATTCAAGAGCTCAGCTCCAATTCCAATTACATTGTGGGTAGAGGGTACTGCCGATATTGCTGTCCAGGTAGCTAGTGCTCCTGGTTCTGGAAATCCACAAAGTACGTTTAGGCTAGGCAATGACTCTGGCCAGCGTGCCACCATGAAGTGGGCTGAGGTTCTGATCTTCAACCGCACCCTAACGGAGCTGGAGCGCCAGCAAGTTCGGGAATACATACAAGCTAGATACGGCATAGTGGCTCCAACGATCTCTAGCGAGGATAGGCAAATCCTAAGCCTCAGTCCCTTCTCATGGTCACGAGCAGACACATACACAACCGCTGGTGCTAACGTCGCTGGATTTACTGACAAGGCGTTGCCTGGCCATGCACTTGTGCAGGCAACGCCAGCGAGCCAAGTAGCTATATCTACGGTTGACGCGCTGTACAACAACAAGCCGTCTGCCAAGTTCATAGGTGCACAGTGGTACCAAAGCAATGTCTCCGCTTCAGCGTGGAAGTTCCTGCACGATGGCACTGGCTGTGAAGAGTTCACTGTCTACAGTTCACCTCTGCTAGGCACAGAAATTGTGTGGGCTACAGGTGACATTGGCCAGCGTGCACAGAGATTCTATAGTGCTCTAGGTGTCGTGTCTGCTTACGCGGCTGGATACAGTGCCTCTGGCGTCACCTCTGCTCCAGGCACTCAGACTCCCAATACCGCTTACTACGCTGGGTACGCATTAAAAGAAGGCACTTCGCCTGAGCTAGTGGCTTATTCCAAAGGCAACTCTTATGGCAGCATCGATGGAACCCCTTCTTTAGTAGCACCTGAAGGACCGTTCACGCTCGGTGCCAACTCTGCTGGCTTATACAATTCCACTATGAACTGGGTTGACACTATCCTGTTCAAGCGTGTCCTAACAGCTGCTGAACGGCTACAAGTCCGCCAATACATTCAGAACCGGTACGGAGTAGCACCTTAACTTATGACAATCGCGCAGTATTTTCCAAGCCCTGGCTTCCTTGTCCCTTTTCCAACAGAGCATGGTCCACCCCTAGGGCCTGAAGGCGGCTCTGCTGAAGTCAGCGAGTATTTAACTAACCACGTTCTGGCTGGATCATTACTGACAGACGATCCAGAGGGTGACGCAGACACACCACCAGTTATCTTTCCTCTAGCAGGCGACGTCACTGGTTTCACGAACGCAACCACCGTTGTCAGGCTACGCAACGCCTCTATACCAGTGCTCTCTAACGGAGCGCTGACTTCTACTGCTGGCGTGCTGTCCTGGGTCTCTTCTGCCGTCTTATCCGTAGCTGCTTTGGCCACTACTCCAGGCGCTTTTGACGGCCAGGTTGTCACCGTACGTGGCTTCTCCACAGCTAACGATGGTGGCCAGGGTGATTTCTACTGGGTCACAGGCGGTGTCGCTACGGCTGTTGCAGGCATGATCGTCAACGCGACTGGTGGTCAGTGGATCCGGCTACATGACAAAGCTACTTACAACGTCAAGTGGTTTGGAGTTGCTG